TGCTCCACCACGGACCTTCTTAGGTACTACCTCACCACCCTCACATCTGAGGGGTGTACCACCGTGCACTGACATCTGGCACTTTATGGGATTCCGGCAGAGAAGACCATCATCAATCCACCCGGGTGGGCAAGACTGAAATGCTCCACCACGTCCTATTCCAACTGCACTGAAGATGGGAAGAACCGCATTAAGCACCTGCTGTCCATAAGGCTGGAGAGACTTGAGCTTGAGAACTTGCTCAAGATTGTCCTTGTTGTTCTTGAACCACATGTAAATCTGGGCAATTCGTTGTACATGCGTGCCAACATCCTGCCAGGCCATACCACCCTTCAGTTTACCACTACGACGTCCAGCACCAACAGCTCCAAGCGCAGCTGCAACACCATCTAGGACTGTCTTGAACACCTTAACGTTGTTAAGCATAGTCTCTAGCTGCTTGGCAAAAGTAACAAGATTAGGCTGAGAAGCCGGATTCTCAATAATTTCATCACGAAGATCGGCTTCGAATGAGTCAATCCAGGAAGACACATCTCGCCACATCTGTACAAGCTTCTTGGCCTCAGCAACAGCCTTCTTTACCGGCTCAGGAATGATGTCAGCACCTCCATACATAGCACCACCAGAATAATTACTCATGGCTCCCATGTCAAGCTGAAGCTTCTTCGCATGCTTGAGCGTCATTGCTCCACCATAATTTGCCATTTGTATTTCAGCAGGTTCTTTTTCCATTTGGCCAGCACGAGCCGGTGCTTCACTCTCGGCCCATGCATCAAAACCATCACGCATAAATCTGGCTCCAGGACGCGAACCACGTTCTGCTAATTTGCTGCGAACATACTGAGTCTGATCACCGGTTGACATTTGTTTTAATGTACATATTTCTTTTAACGGAATATATACAAATGTTAAGCAAACCATCACGTCAGGATTGTGGTTGCGGTGGTGGAAAATACAATTGCATAAGCAAGAATACCATGGCTAAATGGGTACAAGCAGAATTGAAACGTCTTGATTGCGGATGTGGATGTAAGGGTGCCAAAGGATTCATGAAAAAGTATGGTAAAGTTGGTGGATCAGTACTGAAGCCATGTCCACCTGGATTTCGCAATGATGGACTCACATGTCTTGAGGAATGCAAACCTGGTGAAAAAGATGATGGTCTATTCTGTCGTGACACGAATCCTCCTGGACCTGGATGGGTGAATGATGGGTTGACATTTCGCAATACCAATCCTCCTGGTCCGGGATGGGTGAAAGAACCATTGACATTTCGCAATGCCAATTGCAAACCTGGATGGGTGAATGATGGACTCACATGCAGAAATCCTATTGTAACACATGTTGACCCATGTCCTGGTGGATGGCATACTGACCCTTTAACATGCAGAAAACCAGTTGTAACACATTTGGAACCTTGTCCAGATGGATACCGTACAGAACCATTGACATGTATGAAGGATTTACGTTGTTGGCATGAAGGTGATCCATGGAAACCAGTATGGGAAGCCGGACACCAACGAATGGTATGCAATGGAGGTCCTCATTCTATAAGCAGAAATCCTCGTACGGAAGGTGGTGAAGTAATTAGCAGAAATCCTCGTACAACTGGTGGTGAAGTTGAGGGACATGAAATTCGTGGACAAGAAATTCGTTCTCATCCTACACGTACAAAGAGGATTGAAGGACGTGTAGACTTTGATGCACTAATTAAGGAAATTGACAAAGGTATTGTTGATTTATTCTCTAAGGATGGTCCTTTGGCACGTGCATTTGATCCGGAGAAGAATGGAGTGGCTAATGCTTTCCGGAAATTTGGTGATGACATGAAACGTGTACTTGAAGATGTTGGTAATAGAATTAAGGATGGATTCAATAAGATGGGTGAAGCTGCTAAGGCTGCCTTTGAGCAGATGGGACGTGATGCAGAAGCAAAGTTTAAGGCTTTTGGTGATGACTTTGTACGCAAGATGAAGGACCCGGATTTCTGGGTTGAAGCAATTGGTATTATGGCTATGATTGGTGGAGCTGCATTGTCTCTTGCTTTGACTGTTGGTACCCTGGGAATTGGTGCTCCGGCAGCAGCTGGTATTATGGCTGCAGCTGCAATGGCTGGACCTGCGGCAAAGATGATTGCTGCCGCTGCTCGTGGTCAGCCTATTGATGCACTTGACATTGCTGCTATAGTGGTGGCTGGAGCAACTGCAGTAATTCCAGGAATGAGTGGAATAGCTGCTACTGCCATGAGAATTGGCACAACGGCTGCTTCGTTCGCTATTTCAGCAGTAAAAATTACTCAGGACCTTGGTCTAATTCCTTCTACTTGCATTTCCAACTGCCCTCCTCCTCCCAATTATGATCCTGAACCTCCTTTTGTACCTAGACTTCCGGTCAATCCTCCTCCGGCTGGCCAGAAGTCAGATGAGGAAATCATGGCACTTGCTCCTGAGTGTACCTTCTTTCGCGTTGTTGGTAAGCCAAATCAGCCACCTCCTTGTAATACGATGCCAAGAGCTACACGCAATGGTCCTCCTCACTACACTGAAGAAGATTGGATTGCAAAATACAGAGAAGACCATTATGGAACAGCTTCTGAAGGTCCTGGTGGTAATCTTGAGACTCCTGGAGACAAGGACATTGATGATGCAGTTAATGTTCCAACTCCAGATGCTCCTCCGATCAATACTGGTGACTTACCAATTATGGATTTAGATTTGGGTGAAATGCCAGAACTTGACCTGAATCTGGGTGAGATGCCAGAACTTGACCTGAATCTGGGTGAGATGCCAGAACTTGACCTGAAACTTAAGGAAGGTGCTGCACGTAGACGTGGCAAGGGTTCCGGAAAGTCTCTGACTCTGTACTATGCAGATTGGTGCCATTTCTGTAAAGTTTTGATGCCAATCTGGAAGAAGTTACGTGTACCTGGTGTTGAGATTCGTATGCTAGAAGAAAAGCAAAACAATGAATTCAAAGTAGAGGGTTACCCAACAATCATATACCGGGATAGAAGCCGAGTGGAGAAGTATTCTGGACCTCGCACTAAATCTGGAATTGAAAGTTTTCTCAAAAATAAACTATACTAAGCACAAATGGAGTTTCCGGACTTCGCAGAACAGTACGAACGTAGAAATGAACAGATCAAAGCACTAAAGATGGTTCGAGTTGTCCGACGTGCACTTGATACTCAGGCTCGTGCCAAAATTAAGCCAAATTGCATGAGACCTAGACTTGCAGAAATGTCTAATATGAGAAAAATGACTGGTGGTGATGCTATGGATGTTGGTCCTCCTCAGAATATGTACTGGCCTGGTCGTTAACTTCTTCCTCTTCCTCTTCTTCCTGGGTCTCAATAACTTCATCCAAATGAATCTTCAAACGATTAAGAATAGCCCTATAACTGACGCTATTCTTTATTGATTCCCAAATCTCGTTCTTAATCTCTTCTTCGGCCTCTTCATTGATACAGTTAATAATGTCAGCACCATTGTGCAACTCTTTTTGCTCATCCGTAGGCAAGGTCATAATCCAGGTATACATCAAATCCTCAGCTTCATCAAGTATATGAGCCATTTGTATATAGTCCAGGTTCTATTCCTAAACTGAAAATATTTGTTTATTTCGTTCTTGCGTTCCTGTCACTAGGTCTCTGTGCAAAGCTCTTCCAGGGAGATTCTGAAACTTCCTTCAGACTCGGAGAGGTTGCGCAACTGACGTTGGAACGGCGACGCAAGAACGAAATAAACAAATATTGGAATATAACCACTTAAACAAATAACATATATAGTATATAAGTAAAATGGACGAAGTCAATGTAAAGTGTGATTACAAGTGTTTTCTTTGCAATGTTGGGAACATGACCCATGAAGAGTGGAAAGAGCATTGGACTTCTGACCCAGTACATCGGAGTAAGCTTCTAGCTGCTCAACATAAGCAAATTTATTGCGAAAAGTGTGATGTTCAATGCACTAAGAACTGTGAGTATATTAGGCATTGTTCGAGCAAAAAACACACTGGAAAAGGAACCATTTCAGCAAAAGAATTATATTGCGTAAAGTGTGAAACTCAGTGCCGGAACAAATCAGAATGGGCTGCTCACCTGGAAACTAGGAAGCATACTAAGGAAAATAGTGCAAATTTTACTTGCCAGGAATGTGACTATACTTGCAAGAAAGAACATCTATGGGCTCAGCACCTAAAAACTGCAAAACATCTTAGAAACACTAATACAAATGGAGAGGGAATTTCCAGACCAGTACAGCAAACCATTGACCAAGGTACTCAAAGCGATTAGCTTTGGCGCGCCAAATGTAGTTGGAAGTTCGGCCGACCACCGTATCATGTATGCAGCGGATTATGACCTTATCGAGGAGGTTATTTTGCGTAGAGAAAGCACCAAGAAATTCCAGGACAAAATCCGGAAAATCCAAAAGGTCGGCAAAATTGTAGACATAAAATGTGGGGAGATTAGCGAATGGAATCTGCTTAAGAAACCATACGTTGAGAACTCAAAAGTTCATGGGTATGACCAGGCAGCTGAATTGAAGCATCTTTCTGCATTGTGGCAGAATGAGCTTCTTAGTCATGAAGAGTATATGACTGCATCTGAACTTCTAAAGCCTCACTTAAACCCGGTGGAATTCCTGGAGGCCCGAAAGGAGTTACGATTTGGTCTACTAAGATGGACGGTTCCTGAAGTCTTGCGTGGGTATAAAGAGCTAAGAGACAAGTCAGTATACTACCTACATGATGCATTCAAGTCAAAGGGCATCACAAAAATGGATTTGATTGCATGGGTAACGAACAAGTATGTTGAGATCAGCAACATTATAGTATGGACTAACCGGTCGGGGAAACCTTATGCGTATGTTCCTGCTATAAAGAAGGCATTGAAAGAGAACATCCTGGAATTTGAAGCTGAAGGAAACTATGTAAAAGTTGCAAAGCGCATGTACAGCCTAGCTAAGCAATATAAAGACAAAAGTATAGTCGATGAACTGACCAGTATATTGAACTCACCAATTGGCAAGTTATATATGGTCACTACAGACATAGAAGTCCTAGAGGAGTACCCAAAGGCAGTGACACAAATCCGGAAACGGAAAGAGCTAGACGCGCTAAAAGATTACTTCGCTAAGCTATACTTCCCAGAGTTCAATCATGCAACGCCTAGCAACACAAAATTAAGTGATTTAAAGGAAGTTTTGCAACGGGAAATGGAACGGGCTCTAAAAAAATCGAATTTACTTCCAGTTCCACGGGATTACATGATTTAATTCCATAATTCGGTACTACCCGTGAAAACAATGTCTCATCTAGTAAAACAAATGTCCGGGAAGGTAAAATTGTCCTTTGACAAATCCAAGGATTCAACTCCACTCGCGACTGTTAGTGGGGGTGAATACAATAAGGAAGTTCTTCAGTTGCAGATTGGTGATGCAAAGACAACTGGTAAGCGAGGTGTCCAGGAGCTTGAAATAGGTAAGCATCGCTTAGGTAAGCTTCCACCTCGTAAGCAGTCAGAAGTTATGCGTCTTCTACAAGAAGCCTACCGGCGTGGTATTCCTCCAGAGCATCTAAATCTGGATGTGGATGGTGCTGAAGAAGCATACCGGGAAATGCTAGGTGAAGTAGAGCAGACTGGGTCTACTAAAATCAAGCTTCCCCCTGGTAGTACTTTTAGTCTCATTTTTTCTGCTGACCCTAAGAAGCGTGGCATTTATTATATTGCTGGTGCATCCGGTTCCGGCAAGTCATATATTGCTAAACACCTAGCTGAGCAATACCAGAAACATTTCAAGGAACGTCCAGTATACCTAGTCAGTAAGTTAAAGGTTGATGAAACCCTGGATGGTATGGCCAACCGGCCAATCAGACTAAACATTGAAAAGCTTGTCGAAACACCTATGAAAGATTTGGAACCTTTGCGTGAGAGCCTAGTAATCTTTGACGATTATGACACCTTGCTTGGTAAGGAAGCAAAGGCAGTTCAACAATTAATTGATGACATTTGTATTATGGGTCGCCACACAGTGACTTCTATTCTGATTCTTTCCCACCACCTCAGCAATTTTAAGAAGACGCGTCTTTGTCTTACGGAAGCTACACATTTTGTAGTATACCCTCAAAGTACTGGAGCTCATGCATTAAATTACTTCTTGAAGACATACGTTGGTATGGGTCCTAAAGAAGTTCAAGAAATTAAAAATACGGGTTCTAGGTGGTTGATGATTCATAAGAACTTTCCAATCTACTACATCACTGAGACAGAAGCCGGGCTACTGAACCAGGATTAAATCTTATAATCAAAAATTACTGGTACTATATATGCTTTGACCCGGTTACCATCGCCACCAACAATCTCACGGCAACCCTTACAAGCTTCCTTGAGTACATTAACTGGAATTTCATAAGCCTCATAATCTCCAGAAGGCTTATGGAAAAAATAGAAGTAGTAATCAGATTCTGTTACATTAATTCCAGAATCCTTACCATTGCATTCGTACTCAATAAACATAGTCTTACAACCATAAGCATAACCCATCCGGTCAGACTTAACTTCATAACTATGTTTGTCTGTTTTGAAATCAAAACGCTTTTCTAGACCTTGAGCACATTCCTGAAGAACTTCGTCCTCGGGAATGTATTTTTTTGCGATTTCCTGGTATTTTTTACCAAAGGCTAACTTCTGTATAAAGCTCATTTATTACAAGTAAAGACAACCTTTTTTCCAGATTTACCACCAGCAAAGTTCTTTAGTTTGTGAGCTGCAAGGGATGAAATGACATTTGCAGGCATACTAAAACTACTAAGAAAATCAACCCAGGACCTGTCAGTAGGCTCTTTCTTTTCGCTTTTTCTGTCCCACCAACCCATAAGCCTATAGAGAGGGTCATTGCCATAATAAATTCGTCGATTAGGGAGTCCGGCATTTATGTCTTTATACTGAATAGCAGGATTATAACTGATTGCTTCCTTTATTAGTCCATCGCGAATCAAAGAATCAATCATGGCTCCACCCAGGGAATGGCCTACTGCATAGTACTCTAAGGACGGATGCCGTTTCCGAAAATCTTCTACTGTCTTCTTATTCCGCTTGTACAAATCAGTTGTGTTCAGAGTACTCAAAGGAACTGTTGGCCAGGTGGACACGTCTTCTCCAGACTTTGTGCCCCGGACTCCAACAATTGCATCAGAACCCTTTGTCCAAAACTTGATAGTTGGCGTATACTCTTGAAGAATCCAACCATTAATTTCTTCCTTAGGGGTTTCGCTGTATGACTCCTTGGTCATTTGCTGTAAGTAATTTAGCGAGTCGGGCATAGCTGCACCGACTTTTTTGAGTTGATGTCCGAACACAGTTCCACCCCCACTGAGCGGAACCAATCGGGCAGTAAATCGGTATATATTCCCGATTGGTTGTCTGGTGAATGGGTCTCTGCTAAGCTGTCTAATTGTTTCTATTCCGAAAAACTGCCCACGACTGTAGTGATCGTTGAAATCAAAAAGCGTATCACCATCCTTAATGTCTTCAAATGTAATTGCTTCTTTGCTTCCACGTGGAATATCTCTATATGGCGCTGTAAGAGCCAGAGATGGTATTATTCTTATCGGAGCTGGTATTGGTGGGTGTGGGTATGCGTGTCTTAATCTCTGTAACGCGCGGCCAACGACACTTCTTTTCGCAGCAACGGCAGCAGCAATTGATGGGGGGAGTGTTTCGGACCAGCTTTGGTAATCAGCCGCATCTCTAAACGTCCGCATTATATAAGTACCCACGGGGGGCAATTCACGAAGTTCAAGCTTTGCTTCGCGTATAATCTCTAATGCGGTCGCAATGAATGCTTGTTGTTGTGGGCGTGGAACTTCCTCTCGTACCATTCGTTGCGTCAAACGTTCAAACTCTGAAGTAAGCACATTAGTGAATTGCCCGCCACCGTGTAACTGGTCTAACAAATGCGACTGTCCTTTGGCTACACCACACATACATTTCATTTACCTTTTATTGAGATTTAAACTCCGGAATCTCAACTAAATCAGCCTTCATATAATCTCGCTGCGTCCCAGATGTATGGCCCATCCGATCGGCATCCTCATTCATTTCTGCTACATCATACTTTGAACTCAAATAAATGTGACGAAGCATAGTAGTACCAACATTCTTGCCAAAAATACGGTTCAGAATACGTGTGATCGAGTTTACTGAAGGAAGAGGAGTATCATCATGATTTACTAGAAAGAAATAGGGACTCTTGCTAACACCTGGGTGCTTCTTTAGGTATAGATTAATGATCGAAACTAACTCCTTAGGGACTTCAAAGCTCTGTGCACCATGGGCCTTTGCAGTCTTGTACTTATTGAATACAAACTCTTGCTTGTCCGTTATGTAGTAGTTGAAATCCAGATTTGTTGCTTGCTTCTCTGACTTAACTACCTTCATGAACTGGTAGTCCTGGTTACGCCGGGGAGAGAACTTCGTGTACAGTGACAGTATCATCCAAGAAAGCAGAGTATTCCAATCGTTAACAGACAATACCTTTTGCTTCAAAATAGTCTGAGATTCATACTGGAGACGCTTCTCGTGAGAAAGAATTACATCCCAAGACAGCCAATTCTTTTCCTGGGTAGGACTCTTGATCGTAGTGTCCTTGTCTTTGGCAATATTGATTTTATCTACCATCCGGTTATACCAATAAGCAAAAATCTTCTTATAGGATGACTTCTGACTCATAGTACTGAGTGCACTCACGATCGTAGCAACCATGGTCTTCTGCGATGACTCAGCATACTCTGCAATACGTAACTCAACTGAATCCGTATTCTTCAACCAGGCAAGATTATTGAACGGCCGATCAGAGTTCAGCTTGTATAAATTTCGAATATACTGCGAGGCAGTAGAATCAGTAATTTCACGAGACGTCATGAGCTCCTTATGGAGGTCCATCATGTATTGGGAAATAACCTTCATTTTTATATATACTCAGCAAAAGAAGTAAATACTAATAAACCTTGTCCATCGACTTAACATGACCCTTAGCATCAACTAGGAATTTCCGGAACTTGAGCTGAGGGTATTTCTTCTTAATCACCTTCTTTAGCTTATCCATACAGGTCTTGTGAATCTTAGGGTCCAAATCCTTCTCAAGGCCAAAGGTAGCCTTATACATTCCACAGTCCAAATGGTCAAAGCACCAGATTTCCTTAATTCCATGCAGCTTGAGACCAAGGTCTACATGGTCAAAGAATGTCTTTTTCCATTCCTTCTTAGTTGCACCAAGTGAAGCCCCGGCAAGAGTGAATAAGTCATAGTCCTGGTGAAGTTCCTTCTTGTGCTGCAAGTAGTATGCAACATCAAATGTATACCGGGGGTCAATGCAGGTTAGTACAAAAGCAGAAGCCCTACCCTTAGAGTAGTCATGGTAAGGAGGTCCACAAGAACAAGGCTTTGCACTCCCTCCCTTCACTTCTAGACCCATTTCCCTGGCAATCTTATTTCTAGCTGTTGAGTCCTCTGCTTTGTATTCAGCTCTTGATTCATATGGTTCCCGGAGCTGATTCAAGTACTGAACAGCCCCAGCTTTTCTTGCTTGGGATAATTCTAGAGCTGACTCGTTCATAATTGCTTCCATAGACTTGTGGCCCTCTTTTATAGTAATAGACATAGCACGAGCACTATTTGCAGAGTCTAAGATTCGTTGAATAACCTTTTTTGCATCTTGCTCCGGTGTTGCAGCTGCTAGAGGGTTACCAACCTTCATCATTCCACCATGTAATGATTGTTTGAGAATACGCATTTGTTCCTGGGCTTTTGCAAGAGGAATCGGATCTTTGGAATGCTTCTTCTTGGTCTCAATGCTAACAACCCAGTACAACTGACGATTAGGGGCCTTACGTAGTTTATATGGCATTTGTATTAATTCCAGATTTCTTTCCAGGCATTATACAAATGTCTTACGAGGGAAGTTCTATAAATCCTACTGTTCCTGCTAAGTCGATTTTGTATACTGAAGATGGTTCAACTGTTACCGGAGTTGTTGGATTTCAGTATACCGAAACCGGACAAATCTATAATCCTGCTAGTACAAATTATATTCAACTGAATGACAATACACTAACAACTAATCTTAAAGTGTTTAGCAACACAGGTATACTTATTCAGTCAGTAAGTGGGACAGCGCTTGAAGTAGATTCACTTGTTGTCAACTTAACTGGAAGTGGTAATGGTGGTACTGGTATAGATGGACAATATTTGGGTAGTGATGGAGGAGGGCATGTAATATGGGAAACGCCTACTTTTTCGAAACCTGATGCTTATGGTGTAATAGTTTTTAGTGAAACATCAGAGACACCTTGGACTATTCCAATTACTGGATTAACTGATACTGGACTTGTAATGGTTACTTATGTTACACCAGGAAACGGAAGAGCAGGCCAGTATATAACATCTTTAGTTCCTACAGCCGGCATTTTAACGGTTTCGGCTCATCTGGCTTTTGATCTTGGTGATTCAATCATTTGGAATGTATTGAAATTTGAATAACAAATCTTGTATACTAAATAAGATGTCTTATGATGATGGTCCCGCAGGTCCCGCAGGTCCCACAGGTCCCACAGGTCCCACAGGTCCCACAGGTTCAGATGCATCAATTAGTTCCGGATTGCTTAGAGCTATAAATTGTAATTTGTATGATGTAACAACAACATCTACTATTGTATGGAGTAATTTAACTCCAACTGAAAAATTAGCATGGAAGGGTGGCAGTCTAACAACGTCCGACCCAGTTCAATCTGCTACTGGTAATTATTGGAATTTTACAAAATTAATAGCAGGTACTCAAAAAATAGGGTGGTATATACCGGTTGATTTAAGTGCATTAACTTTCCAAGATTTACAATCATTCTGGATTAAAATACGATTTAATACAACTGCTAATATTTCAACAGAAGGTTCTTTATTTTTTCAAATAGAAACCAGTCCTCCAACTGGTCTATTTACATTTAGAACACGATGGATTTATTCTAATCCAAGCACACCAATGAATTTAACTGGTTATTTCTATAAATTATATTGCTTGGACACAATTCCACTTACTACTGTAGCAAATTTCGGAAAGGGTCAAGAAATAGGACAACAAAAATTTAAGAATAATCCATGCAATGTTGAACCAACATTATGGTCTATTGGATTAAATAAACTTGTTCTGTCTCCAACTGGTGACGTTACTACTGGTTATACAACTGCTCCAATTCAAAATATTTCTTTACAAACAGCTTCAAATATTAATACATTTAACTTTGATTTAGTAGCATTTGGGTATAATAATATTAAATATACTTTAAACTTTACCTAATATAAATGTACGACATTGCCAAGCTTAAACTCAAAATCCTAGAAGTTATTACTTCCCTGGAAATTATGACAAATAACAACCTACGTGCAGATACGATTGAGCAATTAATCCGGCTTCGTAATCTGCTTAATGGCCTTGAAGCGCAGCTAGCTCATTTCAAAGAGATTCAACTGAATATGGGTATGGATTAACAACAAATCTGGATTTAGTATAATAGAACAATGGTACGGTTTTATAAAGCAACAGATGGTGTACACACTATTCGGTTCAATCATTCCTTTACATCTGTGTTTGGAATACATTTTCCGATACCCAAAGTTTGTTGTAACATAATTGGGGCAGGCTTACCCTTGCCTGGACACTTTACATGCTCTTTCCCTAAAATATGACCCATCTCATGAGATACCATATACTGCCTATAGTCATCTAGGTTCAGCTTACTATTCGGAGCACCATGAAACCATCTCTCTGCGCAAAGATACATTTTTGTACCGTGAAGTATAGCACAGGACAACTTCCCACGAAGTCCACAAATTTCTTGAATAGTTTTTGAAGAAGATAACCGGATCTGAATCTTAGCTTTGGTTTTATTAACTGGTTCAAAGAAGTAACCATCTTGCGACCAACCATCAGGTGAGTTTAAGTAGGACATCACATAAAAATCAAATTGACGTTCGCCTGCGTTGTAGATGTTATACTTCTTAATAACATCCGGATCAATCGATGTATGATAAGTGATCAGCATTATTTAGATACATGTGAGAAATTTTTATATATAAATACATAAAAATTATATAGCGTCTAAAATGTATAGTTAGTGTTTTTTCGGTAATTTCGGCGAACATGTGTTTTTTTATGGTAAATTAAAGCTTTAATTTACCTATTTTTTCATGTGTTTTTGCGTAATTACATTCAAATGAGAGCAGAAACCCAATATTATTGTTACATATCCAGATTTGATTACATGTATGCAGCTGCACCAACTGTACCAACATGGCGACGACCACCCCTAGCAATGGAATTAAAATGGTCTTGGACAGGGTTGAAAAAGCCTCCCACCCGGCGTTCAAGAGGAGCCTCAGGAGAATGAGCCGGAGCACTGAGAATGTCTTGCTCAGTGAGCACACCCTTGATGATGCGGCTAGAACCCTTAATCGTCTCGAAAAATCCTGAGCTAATAGGCACCGTGAAGATGAGAGGTTTGGAACTGTGTCCCGCTGAAGAGGAACCATCTAGAATTAGACCAGTGAAGTTCTGCACCTGAAGATTAAATTGTAAAGTAAAATTTCCCACGAGGCCTGGTGCCTGACCTGCCTGTAGGGCAAAGTCGCGGCCGGGACGGAGAACAAGAGGACCACCAACTAGACCGGTCCAACCACCCTTGCTACCAACGCTAGAGAGTGGAACAGCGCCAAGACCAGACCATGAAGCCCAGTCCATGTCCACACCATTGTGCACTGACATCTGGTATAGCTGCTCCTGGCTCATCGTGGACAGAAGTCCAGAGAAGTTGTCAAAGTTCAGTGAAATTTGCGTGATGGGAAGAGACCAGTCACCCTCCGCAGCAGAGTATGACTGAGGCTTCACATAGATTACTAGGTAATCCGGGATGTTAGGCAGTGTAATAGTCTGAGAGAGCAGCTGAGTCGCCACGCCTGCATAGCTAGTTGACAGCTGAACCTCAGTCCCAGGGGTGCCGATGTAACGAGGGAACTCCATGTAGGGCACAATGCTCTTAGGAGGCAGAGGCACATCAAGAGAAGGAGACAGAAACTGCACATTCAGGCGAGGCTGACTATAGAACATCGTGTTAGAGCCACCACCAGCCGTAGTTGACCAAGTCACTGCAGGAACACCAAATGTACCACTACCAACCGTAGAGCCAGTTGGAGCCACAAGTGTTAGGTTACGAGCCACACGGAAAGAACGAGATGCATCGGGAGAAAGATTCATCTGAACCTGGAAGTTCTGTACGCCAAAGAGACCAGTGCTGAGCTCATCCTGGTCAGCGAAGATGAAAGGAGGAAGGAGCAGCTTCTCAACAGAGGCACAGGCAACATAGAAAATAAGACCAGAAGTAGTGTCAGTTAGCTCCTCAGTCGTAGTAGGCTGGCCATTCACGTATGTCACACCAGTTCCGCCAACCGCTGTAGGACCAGTTAGTGTTACAGGTGTACCGGCTGCATCAGAGCAATAGTAGAACCCGGCAAAGCCACCGTTGGGTACCTCATCTGAGGTGTGAGACTCAGACCAAAGGCGAAGAGGAGAGTTGGGCACTACACGAGTGTCAGGCTGTAGAGAATAACGGTCAAGCATAGTAGGGCAAGTACGCTGGCGGCGAGCATCAGCTAAATCAGCAAGACGGAGAATCTGGGGAAGAACGTCACGGGTATTCACCGTTACAGTTGCATCGTTAATTGTAGAAGACATCTGGCTCACAGCCTGGTGAAGAGGGAAGGCACCAGGAGCAACTAGACCCTGGAGGGAACTACCAGCAGGAAGAGTACCAACAGCAGTTAGAGTTACTTCAACCTTCGCGACTATAGTTGCTTGCCACTGAACAGCCCGGTCAACAAACACATTCTCGGAAGGCACTTGTACGTTGAACTGTACCGAGGACGAGTCCCAAGTCTGGGCCTGGAAAGGCACATTTGTTAGAGACAGTGCACCCTTCTCGACGGCATACTTCGGCTTCGTCTGAATTATGCGGGGGTCAAAGACAGAATACTTAGTCACCTCTGAAGCCATGTTTTATTCTTAACACTCGGGAATATTTTGGCAATAAACGACGATTTATTTCCGCTTGAAAAGCAAACGGAACGACATTGACCCCTGGTTGGGAATGTGTACAGGAACAAGAGAGTTTGTCAGTCGATTGCGCCAGAATAGAGTAATGTCAACTTCTGAGATTCCTTCGTGAGAAGGTTCGAGAGATGCAAAAAGTTCAAGAGAAGGCTCGTATAGTATATTTCCCTTCCAAATGTCTGCTCTTAGTGCTTGAATAGGAGTCTCGATTAGAACCTTCTGGAATGCACCACTAGACGGTATTCCTGCTAGATTACTAGAACCAAATGTTACTGGATTTGCATTTGCTTCGTTACGGACTGGAATTTTGTTTGTTGCAAGAACAAAGGATGCAATAGGAGACCAACAGCCACCAGTTGAAATGTAATCCTGGGTGAGTCTAGCAAAGAAAGCCTTCTGAATTGCAGCTCCATTAAAGGGATTGACTAGCTGGAAGATTGAACTCTTAGGATTACTACGAAGCGTTAGGCCAACTGGAGTGTCAGTGTCTGCAGTTTCGGTCTTTAGGTCAATAGGAAGGCCAGTGTCAATCACAATCTCTGGAAGGTACTTCCCAGGTTGAGCAGCCCACAGTTGATCTGCTGAATAGTAAGTTGCTGCAAAGTTTGTTAGCAGATTCTCCAAGCAAGAATTCATCCCCACAAAGCTGTACTCTCCTGAAGCATAGTCAGCTCCAGCCGGATTTGAAGCTGTAGTATATGTTGCAGTTGCATAAGGTGAAGGAAGTGTAGTGTCATAGGGAGTCAAACAGGTATTCGAATCTTGGTTAAGAGAGAAAAGTCCGGTTACCTCGTCAAACTCAAAAAAGGGACACTGAGTTCCAAATGCATAAAATGCCGGATTACCACCACCGCCGGCCTCAACCCATGCAGCATTTAGTGCTGCATTTACCTGGCAAATGAAGTGACTGTAAGTGTAGCAATAATAGTAATCAGTTTCTTTTTGTATAGGAAGTGCAGTTGTGGGAACCAGAGTATAAGATGCCTGATTCTCCGGTCTCCAAATAACATACTTAGTTACAACATCGTACGTTGAGCCATGCTGTACACCAAATGTAATGCTATAAATAGTCGTGTTAATGTCACTTGGACTCGTTGCACCAATTTGAGGAATAAATAGAGGAAGAGTCTTGGGACAGCCGTTCAAGCTAAAATTCATAACCGAAATCTCATAATTGTGAGCATCAACTATAAGTGCAGTCTGACGTTGGTCCTTAAATGTAATCGCCGGGTCATCAACCAGCTGAATTGAGGTTAAACTGTTGTTTACAACTGTACCATTATAGTACACACGGTCCGGTGTTGCCTGCTTGCCCTGGATTGTCACTGAGGAGAACGACATTTATGTTAAGCACTTACTTTTTTATACGATTACTTACCAATCAGATTATAGGTAAATGCACAAACAAAATCGTCTGGCTCTAGCCCTGTAGACTCTACCAATTTGATGTAATCTGGAAGCAAAAGATTCTTAAAGTAAAGCCGGGTTGTACAGTGACGGCCACATGTATTAATATTCATTTTGTCAGTCTGGAATGGAAATGCATTTGACTTTACCTCATAATGACTTGCATTCAGCAATTGTGTTAGTTTCTTAGTTGACTGACCTAACTGCTTGAGCTTTTCTGGAGTTAACCATTCACTTTCTCCATCCGGTTTATAGTTGCCATAGGGGTCAAAGTATTCGATTACATTAGTTCCTCTATAGTTTAGCAAGCAAACCCAATGGCCGGTCATTTCATTTTCTGTTAGGTATAGAAGCATAAGACGACCCTTGTCATCTAGGACATCATCAATCGTGTTTGCCGTTAATAAGTCCTGGTATGACATAATTTTGAGTGTTGGAATCATTTTTTGAATGTCATCTTCACCGAGTGAATAAGACTCAATTTCTTTCTTGTCACCTCGCTGTTCAATAGCTTCTGCTTGTTGAATTGCACGACTTAAATCTACTGGTTTCCGGGAAAAAGGAATACCGTTCAGATGTGCTCTGTAACCCTTTTTTCCGCCTAGTCTGTATGGTACGATTGCTGGTTCCATTTACTTAACCTCGGGTATTGTTATTTTTATTTGTTCCTTAGTTTCAGTATTTGGTGGTGTTGTGTCTTCTACATCTATGGAAGTTATGCAATCTTTACTACAGCACTTACTCCGGATTCGTTTATGATTCAGCTTGACTAAGTATGCAGCAATAGCAGTCACTGAAGTAATTAATCCAGCAAGTCCAATACTCTGTGATTGATCCATTTATATTATATTATGTTTTGTTTATTTCCAGATTTGATGCTATGTGTATTGAGCAAGCAGAGGCTGTACAAGGCTGTGCTTACTTTTGTTATGATTAGGTATGTATTATGAGGTGTGAACAAATCCAGATTTAAAAGCGATGCATGCGGAGTAGTCTACCCTGGCCAAAAAGACCGGCAACATACTCCTCCTCTTCAAGGTCAGGCATCTCCTCTTCTGCTGGTGCTTCAGGTTCAGCTGGTAGAATGTCGCGCGAAACTGCACCACTGGTAGGTTGACCAAATTGCATTTCTGGGTATACATCTTCTCCTCGAGCAACATACTGCTCAAGCTGACGACCAAATAGACGAGAAGCAAGAGTGTCCATTACTTGCTTACGTGCCGCTGGCGGTTGGTCAATTACTCGGGCAATCTCACGAATTGCTGCACTAATTAAATTTAAGGTTGTCTGAACTAACTTAAGCTTTGACATCTGCTTGACATCTGCAGCTTCATTGAACTCATCTGGTAGTACATCAGCATCTTCACGACGTTCCCTGTTTCCTCTACTATATACGTCTGCGGTACTTCCCATCTTCTGGATTGCCTGGGCATACCGAGTTAGCTGTCTTCCGGTAATAACTGCACCAGCCTTGATGATTGCCTGAAGAAGCTGGTTCAGTGTGTCATTAAGTCCACCAGTAAGTGTACCAGAAGTCAAGGCTGTAAAAGCAATCTGGAAGAGAGTGTCAATATTATTGAAAGGTGACAAATCAATCTTCTTTGCAGGACCTGCTGAAAAGTTCCCAGATGAAAGCTGAGAATACTCCTCACGACGCTGTAGAAGACGCTTAGCAAGCCACTCCTGGCCTTCCTGGGTATAAATACGACCTCCACGCAGACCAGACTCAGCGTCATAATCCATAGGAGAACCATGGAAGACACCATTGGGAACTGCTGACCGGGACATAGGACGTTCATACCGTTGAGAACGAGCAGTTGTGTTTAGGTGACCAAGCATACCCTGTTCCTTCTTTGCATTTATACGAACACGTTCGAGAGCAACCTTGCGGTCGTGATTGTCAAACAGTGTCTGAGCCTCACTTCCACCACCAGGTAGAAGATCAAAGCCACTACGTATCGGAACTGGCTTTAGTTCCTGCATTCCCCTTTTATTCATGTGGTAGGCCTCATCAGGAAAAATCCATGGAATATAAGGGCTACTTTGGTAGGTCATTTGTTTATTGTTCGTCAAAAGAATTCTTTAATATAGGCCGTGTTCCTTTACATACTTGGAAGCCTGGGGAAGAGAAATTCCGTGCTCAGCCATAATCTGCTTTACAATTGCACCACGAGCAGAAGGAGCACGTCCACCGCAAGATGCTCCACCACGCTTCTTTGCTCCACCACTGGCTGAACCATCACAAATCATGCGTTGGTGTCCAGGATCCCAGATTGGCTTCATTGGATCACCAACCAGCTTGCAAGATGCTCCACCACTAGCTGAACCATCACAAATCATGCGTTGGTGTCCAGGATCCCAGATTGGCTTCCATGGGTCACCAACCAGCTTGCAAGATGCTCCACCACGGACCTTCTTAGGTACTACCTCACCACCCTCACATCTGAGGGGTGTACCACCGCACTTCAAGGGCTTCCGGCAGAGATTCGCACCATCATCAATCCACCCGGGTTCACAAGACTGAAATGCTCCACCACGGACCTTCTTAGGTACTACCTCACCACCCTCACATCTGAGGGGTGTACCACCGTGCACTGACATCTGGCACTTTATGGGA